TAATAATGCCAACACAAGTTCGTAAGGGTATTCATCTTGAATGATCTTTTTATCAAGCACCCAAAGCTCGTGACTGATGTCCAAGATAGGTTTCCAATTCATAGCAAAGCTTTCATCATAATCAGAAAGCATCAACATATAGCCTTCCAGACTTTTCATGAAATTCATTGCATCATTGTGTCGGACAGAAGGATCAATAAGCTCCTCAAGGATGTCTATGAACACTTCAAGCCAAGCGTATTCTTGCATCCCCCGAATTATTGTTAAGTTGTTGAGAATATCAGCCACCGTGTACACATAGTCTAAATATGCGCTAGAACCAACAAACCATTGATTGTTGTCACTGTGGTACATTGCAAAGTGTCCGCCACTTGCAAGGATTATACACGTACAATCAGGTGATTGTGCTCCATAAAGGTAACTAAAGTCTTGGAACATTTTGAATTCCGGTTCATCAGCCTTTATTAGGCTAAGGTCACGCTTCTGAACATTCTGTTTACCCGTCCTGGCAAGGAACACCCTCAGTCGCTGTATAGCCACTAACAATGAAATTGAACGTGAGGATTTGTGGGCCATAAAGGGAACATTGATGGAACTCTTGGCTATCATCGACATTTCATTTTGTGTAGCTCTACGTGCAAATGCCACACTGGACTGGTGAATCATCTCATCTCTGTGGCTAAACTTTTTTGTTGCTAGGCTTTTCAATTCATTAATATCATTCCTGACCGTGCAGCCCGCGAGATTCCAGGACTCACTTATCTCATTGACCATTCTGACTACTCGCCTAAAGTGGTGTGAGTGGTGACTATGCACCAGGGATAAGAGTTCGTCGTCTTCCTTACTGAGATAATTGACCATCTCTTCAGGATAGGGGATCAAAGGATTGTCTATCCGTGAAGGTATCCTCACTTGATCTATGTTGTCCCGAACCTGGTAATCACGTCTAACTGGCTCACCCTCCTTCGTAATGGTAGGCACTATATACTTGATGGACACATCCGAAACTTGATCGTTACGTATATGATTGATCAACCCTTGCGGTAGATGCCCCGACCATGAAGTCAAGC